GGAACTGACGGGCAAAAGGCGGTGATTACGTGCCAGGCGCAGCGCCAAAAAGAAAAGGTTCTGCTGGCGAGCGAGAACTCGTGAACATCCTAAAAGAAGCTGGCATTGAAGCACAACGAGTGCCGCTATCCGGGTCCGTAGACGGATATTCCGGCGACGTCTATCTGCCAGAGCTAAACAAACGAGTCGAAGTCAAAAGACGAAAGAACGGCCTTAAGACCGTGTATGACTGGCTCGCTCAAAATTCGGATGTAAGCTATTTGGCTTTTCGAATCGATCGCCAGCCATGGATTGTTGCCATGTCGCTAGAAGAATTTATAAGTTTGCTTAATGGCGATGGCAATGACTGACAAGGCCACATTGCGGTTCGTGGCAGCCAGGGTGCTGTTATTCGCATTCGAGGACTTAAATCGCAAAGATGGCTATTCTTCGGAAGAAGAGTTTTTGGAATTTATCAATGGTGAGCAGTGCAAGCTCCTTTGCCACGTTGCCGAGATTGATTACAACGTCTATAGGTGCGGACTACTCGTTGTGGCGGAGGATAAAGGATGGACGCGCAAACAGTCTGTCCAGTACAATTCCAATTTAGTCATGATATACGCCAGATTGAGAATTGAAGGCATACAAGCGATTAAGTTCCATATCGGGAAGAAAGAGCGAATAGGATTGGATGATGGGAAAAGCATAGGTGCGATAATGATACCGATAAGCAAGAAAGTTACATACCCGGATGTAGCGAATATGCAGGCGGCGTACATGGCGTATTATAGAGATGGTGATGAGTTACCGTTGGTATTGATGCCGCTTGATGAGTTCATCTGGTTACAAAAAAGGAGAGTGAATGCATGAAAAGAAAGTACGCATGGAGCGTGTATTTTCACACTGCAAAAGGCACCGAAGGAATGTGCGTCGTGGCGGCTGAAGACGCAGGACAGGCTTTGGATTTGTTTCTCGATGATTGGAAAGATGTACGCGGCGACAGAATCATCGGAGCTAAATGCAAATTATGGCAACCAATAGATCAACTCAGATGGGAGGGAATAGAAGTATGAAAATAAAAATGTATTCAACCCCGACATGCACTGCGTGTAAGCAGGCGAAGAAATGGCTAGAAGAGCAAGGGATAGAAGTAGAGGAAAGAGATATATCTGAGTTGCCTGGAGATTGGCAGGCTGTGCCCATATTTTCTCTAGATGGCGATTATGTGATTGGGTTCAACCGCGGTGCCATAGACAACATGTTGTGGAGGCATGGCTGGCGTGGAAAGGAATAGGCATTCGTTTTATAAATCCAAAGTATGGCAGAGGTGCAGAGATGCATATTACATTTCAAAGTTTGGAATCTGCGAGCGATGCGGTGGTGCTGGCATCATCGTGCATCATAAGATACCAATCACGGATGAGAACGTAAACGATCCGAGCATCACTCTGAACTTTGAGAATCTGGAATTGCTCTGCCTTGATTGTCACAATAAAGAGCACTTTGGAGAAATGCCGATGAGCGATGAAGTTGCGTTCGACGAATTTGGAAATTTGAAAAAGAGAATCCCCCCGGGTATTTGAGAAAATTGGAAGACTTTGGAGACCGGCGAGCGGAGAATCAAAAACCCGGGAACGCAAACAGCGCACGAGGAGTTACCAAAAGGAGGAAATAATATGAACCAAGAGCAAAAAGATGCGATCAGAAAGCAAGAATTAGAGAAACTTGACAGAGTTTTTCGAGATTTATCGCCAGATAAAAAGAATTTGATTGAGAATTTGAAACATCAAGCCGCATTCATGGTCAGTTTCATGGCCGAACTTCAAGAAACTCTGGATAATGAAGGCCCGATAGACCAATTTGAGCAAGGAAAGCAGAAATTTATGCGCGAACATCCAGCGGCGAAGACCTACAACACGATGATGAGGAATTATCTTGCGACGATAAAGCAATTGCTAGCTCTTTTGCCGCCAGAAGAAGCGCGAGAAGCGAAGGATGAGTTCGCGGCATTCATAGAAAAGGCCGTGAAATGAGTTGGATTTCGTTCACGAGTATTGGCAAGCAATTGAGCGAGGCGATGTAGTAGTCTCACAAAAAGTATCCACAATTTATGCACAACTTGTGGATGAAATAGATAATCCGAAGGGCCAATGGGTCTTCGATGAAGAGAAGGCCTTGAGACCTATTGAGTTTATTGAAAAGTTTTGTCGTCAGAGTAAAGGCGAGTGGATAGGTAAGCCGCTAAAGCTAGAGCTATTTCAGAAAGCATTTATCAGCGCACTGTTTGGCTTTGTGGACAAAGACACTGGCTTTAGAAGGTATAAAGAAACGCTGTTCTTATGCGCTAGAAAGAATGGGAAATCCTCGTTGCTTGCCGCAATTGCTCTCTACATGCTCACTGCAGATGGCGAAGGCGGAGCAGAAGTGTATTCCATTGCTACGAAAGCAGACCAAAGCCGCATTATATTCAACGAAGCGGTGCATATGGTGCAGCAATCTCCATACCTGTCTAAGTATATTGTGAAGCGCAAATCCGATATGTACATGCCATCTACATTCTCAACTATGGCGCCGCTAGCCTCTGAGACAAAGAGTTTGGACGGCCTCAACAGCCACTGCGTAGTAATCGATGAGTTGCATGCTATTAGAAACAGAGAACTATATGAGATCATGAAACAATCCATGGCCGCTAGGAGGCAACCGCTTCTCATTATGATCACCACCGCAGGCACAGTACGGGAATGCATATATGATGACATGTACGACTATGCCAGTCAGGTATTAGAGGGCACAATCCAGGACGAGAGATTCCTGCCAGTGATGTACGAATTGGACACCAGGGACGAATGGACAGATCCGAGCAAATGGATGAAAGCTAATCCAGGCTTAGGCCCAATTAAGAAGTACGAGGACCTGGCGGAGAAAGTAGAAAGGGCAAAGAACAATCCAAAGGATTTGCCTGGCATACTGTGCAAAGATTTCAATATACGAGAGACGACGTACGACGCATGGGTGACGTTCGAAACTGCAAACAATGAGGAGACATTCAATTTGGAAGACTTTCGAGGATGCTACGCAATCGGAGGAGCAGACCTATCTAGCACCACCGACCTAACATGCGCAACGATCCTCATGATGCGGCCGAATGATCCCAAGAAGTATGTCTGGCAGATGTATTGGATGCCGTCTGCGGTAATAGAGCAGCGAAGCATCGAGGACAAGATCCCATACAACGCATGGCTGCAAAGGGGGCTTTTGCGTGCTTCCGAAGGACAGAAGATAAACTACGGCGATGTCACAAAATGGTTCGTAGATCTGGTGCAGCAATATGATATTAGGCCTTTCTGGGTCGGGTACGATCCTTGGAACGCGCAGTATTGGGTGGATGAGATGAAAGATTATGGATTCGACATGATAGAGGTCAGACAGGGCGCCAAAACATTGAGCGCGCCGATGAAAGAATTGGAAGCAGACTTGCGGGCAAAACTTGTAAATTATAACAATAACCCAATTTTGAAATGGAATATTACCAATCTTGCAGTAAAATACGACGAAAATGGTAATATAAGACCAGTGAAGGGACGCAATCAACGTGCGAGAATCGATGGAGCTGTATCTCTTATCATCGCTTATGCGGTTCTGCACGAAAAATATAACGATTATCAGGCGCTAATTTAGGGAGGTGTTTCGGTGGCAGAGAAAAGAAGCCTTTTTGAGATGATATTCGGCAGGCCGAAACAAGCGCCAGCTGAAGTAACACAGCTAAAAATGCTTAGTGGGTACAACCCTACATTCATTCCGTTCGGCGTCGAGCCGTATAACTCAGACGTAGTGCGTGCAGCTGTAGACGCGATAGCAAGAAACGGCGCGAAGCTTACTCCAAAACATATACGCAGGATAGATGGACAAATTGTGCCGCAAAATAGCAGGATACAAACTATGCTACGCACCAGACCTAATCCGTATATGAACTCGTATGATTTCTTTTACAAAGTCATCACGCTATTGTGTATGCAGAATAATGCGTTTGTGTTCATCGACCGCAACGATGACCTAAGCGTAAATGCAATATATCCAATTCCATACTCGACGCTTACGATTCTCGAATCCGGGAAGAATATCTATCTTCAGTTTTCATTCATCGGTGGCCAAACCATTGTACTTCCGTATGAAAACATCATTCATTTACGCAGATTTTTCTATAAGCATGACCTCTTAGGAGAGCCGAACGATGCTGCTCTTATCCCGACACTTGAACTCATACATACGACTGATGAGGGCATGATTAACGCCATAAAATCATCTGCATCATTGAGAGGCATACTCAAATTTTCTTCGGCCATGATGAAGCCGGAGGATATGAAGAAGCAGAGAGACTTGTTTGTGAAGGAATACCTTAGCATAGATAATCAGGGCGGCATAGGTGCGGTAGATGCCAAGGCAGACTTTATACCACTCGACTCCAAGCCTGTGCTAATCGACGACAAGCAAATGGCAACGATCAAACAAAAAGTATACGACTACTTCGGAGTTAATGAGCAGATTGTGACGTCACACTACACAGAAGAAGAATGGAATGCGTTTTATGAGAGCGTGCTTGAGCCGATATCAGTTCAGATGGGGCTAGAATTCACAACGAAGTTATTCTCTGAGCGTGAGCTTGGATTTGGGAATGAGATTATATTCGAGTCTAACAGGCTGCAATATGCTAGCGTTTCTTCGAAGGTAAACCTGATAAATAATCTCATGCAGTATGGCATTTTGAGCATAAACGAGGCCCGAGAGATATTGAACATGGGCCCCGTGGAGAAAGGAGATAGACGTTTGCAAAGCTTGAACTATATCAACATAGCTAGAGCGGACGAATATCAGAACGGAGGAGGTGAAGAAGATGCCGGCGATACCGAGGCATGAGACAGGGACTACTGATGCGGCGTGGGATGGACCGGAGATGGAAACGAGAGTGCGGAGCGATGAGGATTACGATTACTATCGCAGGATTTATGCGTGGTATGACCCGGACGGAGACAGGACAGTGAAGACCACGTATAGATTTATCCATCACATGGTATCCGGGAATGGAGAACCTGGAGATGCAAACATACGTGCATGCCAAACTGGCATAGGGGTGCTGAACGGCGGCAGAGGTGGCACAACAATTCCAGACGCAGATCGGCAAGGCGTCTACAATCACCTGGCAGGGCATCTCAGGGATGCGGATATAGAGCCACCGGAGCTGAGAATGATCGTGCTTCCGCGGGAAACTCGAGCAATGCCGGTGGCGGTGATAAGCCTCGACGAGGGAACCGAGACCGAAGACATGATCGTCGAAGGGTATGCGATCAGATTTAACGAACCAGCCGAGTGGACATTCGGCGATATGAGTCTCCGTGAAGTGATCCTACCATCTGCCTTGGACAAGACAGACATGAAAGATGTGCCACTGAAATATAATCACAGCGACAACATCATGATCATGGCGAGGACAAGGAACAAGACGCTTGAGCTTATACCGGATGACAAAGGCTTAAAGATCCGTGCTAAGCTTGCGAACACTACGGCAGGGCGAGACTTGTATGAGTTAATCAAGCGTGGCGACGTTGGCGAGATGTCATTTGCGTTTACTGTGCGTGGCGACCATTACGATCGCAGCACGCATACCAGAACGATTACGGATATAGAAAAGATTTGGGACGTATCAGCGGTGGATGCTGCTGCATATGAGACCACGAGCATCTACGCAAGGAGCATGTACGATCTGGAGAGAGAATACATGCGCAAATCTCTGGAGAGAGACCAATTGCGAAGGAAGCTCATCGCAAAGACAAAAACATAGAGGAGGGGAAGAGATGATAGAAGATAGGCTCAAGGAAATTGCGGAGCAGAAGAAGGAAATCAGAAAGGTCATCGAAAACGAGGACCTGGACATACCTGAGCTTGAGGATCTGGACAAGAGGCTGGATGAGTTATTGTCTGAAGAGGAAGAACTCAGGAAAAAATTGGATACCGCAGACAAGATTATGAAGGGCACGGCCGAGTATAAGGAAGTGCCTAAACCGGGAGAGGTGAAGAAAGTGGCGAATATATACGATACCGAGGAATACAGGACTGCGTTTCTGTCGAGGTTAATGGGCAAGCCGGTGGAGAAGCGTACCGATAGCACATCGCAGAGTCTGTGTTTTGACAGCAATGAGACTAGTGGCGCAGGTGCAGTGATACCAACCCAGACTGCAAATATACTCTTTGACAAAATGAAGAGTATCGCGCCAATGCTCAACCAAATTAACTTGCTTAGGGTCGCCGGCAACCTCAAGTTTGCCATACCACCTGAGAGGGGCATAGTTGGAGTCCACACAGAGCTTGAGCAAGTAGCCATGACTGCTGGGGCATGGACTGAGGTAACGCTAGGCGGATACGAGTATGTATCCGTGTTCAGGATTTCCAAAACCGTAGCCACAATGAGCATTAATGCTTTCGAAGGCTGGCTAACCGATATGTTGGCAGCGGATTTGGCTGTAGCCATTGAGAACGCAATCATAAACGGTGACGGAACTAACAAGCCGAAGGGGTTGGCAAGCATAGACTATACAGCATCTGACCAGGTAGAAGACTTTAGTGGCACTGCTGGCGAGCTCCTGTTTGATGATGTCATGGACGCATTAGGCACATTGCCGCAGCGCTACCATAGCAACGCCAAGTGGCTGATGAACAACAAGACATTCTACACGCATGTGGCAAAGGTGCGAGACGACAACAATACGCCGATTTATGTCGCGGACATGCAGGCTGGCAGCGGGTTCAGGATTATGGGTCTACCCGTGATACTGAGCGACCTTGTAGATGACGACGAGATCTATCTCGGCGACTTTACCAAGATTGTAGGCAACCTGCCGCAGGATATCACAGTTGAGGCGAGCACGCAGTCTGGATTCTTGGCTAATGCGATAGACTTCAGAGGAGCATGCATGTTCGACTGCGCAGTAGCGCTATCAGATGCATTTGTGCTACTAAAAAAAGTAGACACGACCTAGGAGGCGAAACAAATGGCAGAACCTGAGCCCATAGAGCCCACTCCAACGTTCATGGACGACGTGAAAATAGCGCTACGGATCTCCAGCAGCGTGTACGATGCTGAAATCGAGATGCTTATCGATGCGGCTATCGCAGATTTGGCTCTCGCTGGCATATCGG